TGTTTGTTGAAATAATTGCTGTGGCATCTGTGCCTCCTCCACCAGTAAATGTAACTAAATCGCCGTTTGCGTAGTTATTACCAGCTGCAGAGACTGCAATAGAAAGAACTACCTTATTTGCTGCAGAATAGGAATAACAATTATTCAAGGTCAAATTAGAACCTACTACTGCAGAAACGTATGCATTGCATTCAACTACTTTTGTAGTGAATACAGTATTAATCGAGAAGGTAGCCCCTGAAGTGCCACCGGTAAATGTTGAAGTACCAGCAACAAGATTCGCAGTATTGCCGGTTACTTCTGCAAAGTTGATGTCAAAGTTGCGAAGAGTTGCAGAGACTGTTCCATTAGATACAGTCTCATTTATTGTTGGAGAACCAGAGATAAGTGAAACGTCAAGCGGAATGACGTTTGCGGTTGATTTAACATACTCTCCGACTGTGTAGTTACCAACTTTGCCTGTTACCTGAACAGTGAAGGTATTAGCTACGTTGTCGATCTGAGTGTTAAAATAAGTTGAAAGGATATCCGAAGATACTTGGATGATTTCTTTATTTGTGAGATCACCGACCAAAAATGATGCACCGGTACCACCAGTATTAGTCGAATCAATGATAACTGAAGCGTTCATGGTATACCCTGAACCGCCAGATTTAAGAAAGAAGTTTGCTTTACCTGATTCGTTAATAACAGATGAGACTACAGCTTTGCCGCCAACACCTGTGCCACGAATATCCAAGATATCCCCAACGGAAAATCCTGAACCACCATTTGTAATTGATACTGTGGATAAAGAACCAGTAATGCGAGGTGCATTGTCTACTGTAACATCATCCAATTCTTCTGAAAGTACGTAATCGCCGTAATGGAATGTGCCGCGAATATTCGAGATCAACATGCCAGAAATTATGCGACCGGAAACATTCTTTCTGAATACGTACTCAACAGTAGCCTTTGCATCTTTTGAGGATGAATAGATTTCTTTATTAATAAAGTCATTGAGGAATTCTGTATCAGAAATTTCAATGTAAGTAGGCACAAACCAGTTTGCTTCAGAAGGTGCAAACAAATGTTGAGAAGGCAAGAAGATAGTTACATCTTCATTGAACATGATACGAAACAGCAGTTCGTAAGAGCGTTGGCTACCCTTAGAACGATACAAATCCAAGATGTGCTTTGTCAAGAAACGCTTGTCGGCAAGCATCTCATTTGGCATAGCATTCATATACTTGGTCTTAAAGTATTGAACAAACTGAGGTAATGAACTGTCAATATCAGAATCGTCTGCAAGTCTTCGTGCATACGCAATAGGATTTGGAGTGTTGTAAACAGTGATTACTGATGCTGGTACAGATAGAATATAACGGACAAAAGGAATACCGCTTACTGTAGCAATTGATTGTTCTTCGACTGTAATAGTGAAATCATCACTAATAGCGCTGATTTTATAAGCGTGTTCTGAGGCATAGATATACTCACCGACTGCAAAGTCAGTAAGGAAAGATGTTCCAGTGCCAATAACAATTCTGGAATTCTTTGTGAATGAAAGAGTTCCAGAAGTAGTCTGATCTATAGTTTCAATCTGTGAGAATTGAGTTCCTTGTTCAAGATCAAGCTTGCCAAGAACTTCAATAGCATTATCCGAAACAGCAACAATAAGTCCTTGCTGAGCTGTGTTAGTCAGGTTAATGACTGACTGGCCTACGGTGAAACTTACATTAGCCTTTGGATTATAGTTGATTGTATACTTGTCAGTACGTTCAAGCCATTCATAATATGCCTTGACGAAGGCAACAAAATTTGGACCCTCATCCTGGTAAAAACCAGGAAATTGAGAGTCTATGAAGGTCGAGATATACTGTTCAAAATAAGTCTTAGTCACTTGTTATATCAACATTGAGTTTGGTGAAATCTACTTCGATGATATCGTTTGCTTTAGCATAGATGTCCTGATTGAAAGGAGTAGCAGTAAATGTTACACCGTCTGAAGACAAGAATGATGTTATATTGAGTGCAGCAACATCAAGCAAACCATTGTCATAGTTAATAGTTCCAATAGTTGAATAATTCGGTGTGATATTCGATGGATTGTTCTCTAGCAAATACAAAGAATTACCTGGATTAGTTACACCAGTGATTGTGTCAGTGATTGACCATTCTTTTCCACCGGACACAAAGTACGTAGATGAAACGCCTGTCTTGATCCTATTCAGGAATTTTATAGACATAGCATATGAAGTGTTCAAAGGAGGACTCAATGTCTTCGAAATACGAACTGTGATTTCATTAGACAAGATTGCTGCGTCAAGTGAATTGAGATATGCTACAAATTTAGACTGTCTGAATGCAGTATTAAAGCGCTGCAAATAGGTTGTGTTGTAGAAATTGACACCAGCAGTTATTAAAGTCTGAATCATAGGCAGTGTAAGTGTAGAATTTCTGAAGTCTACGTGAGTGTTGATGTTTAGCGATAAATCAATATAGTCAGGATCAACAAGTACAGGTCCGATGCCAAGAGAATTCTTGTCAGAAATGTATGTTTTGATAGATTCTTTGTCAACAAGTGACAGCGGATTACCTGTTACAGTAGAAGCAGCCATGAATACACGACCATATTCTACCGAACCAGTCACTTCTTCACCGCCATAAACATGAATAGACTTTACATTAGGAAATTTTTCAAGTATGACTGTTTCGTAGTCAATGGTTGTGATCGCTCGATCTTGTGTTTGATAGTGACGAGGCGCCATATAGCGGATAGATTCGATATCTTCTGCATTCGCACCGCCATCAGTTTTTGCTGAAGAAGTAATGACTACTGGAGAAAGGATGAGACCACCATTCTGAAAACCAAGATCAGAATTCATTAAGAAAGTATCTATGTCATTGCCATCAGGACCAGTTGTTACTCGATACTGAGCAGTGATGGTTGCACCATTTACTGGTCGCTTACCAAAGATGCCATCGCCAAACACCAACTCATAAAGATAGTTAGAGCTTGCTTGAATAAAGAACACTGGAGAATCTGGTCCCAAAGAATATAGTGTAGTTGCTCGCTTGTATTCTGTGGTGCTTGATCCATCAGTTACTGTTACGGTTACTGAATTAATGTCGATGTTCTTGTTGTTCATCAAGAACTGTTGATTTTCAATGCTCGAATCCAAGATGTAAGATTCGGTAAAATATGAACCTTCAAAGACTGGCAGATCAGTAATTCTAAAAAAGTTGTTTGACGACTTGTAAATTGAATTGCGATCAGTTACAAATCTGTGATTACCAGTAGCATTCAAGCCAGAGAACTGAGTACCCTTTGGAATCTCGAGTGTCGTGATCCCGGACGTTGGGAATGAAATGTCGAGCGTGGTCTGAGCCGAGGTTGCAGATCTAGGTGTGTAGTTGAGCTCTTTAGCATGGGATACAACCGAGTCTCTAAGCTGGGCCGAGTCATTAAATCGTTCCGCAGCGACCATGTTAAGATAGAATCCAAGCATAAAAGTGTTGTAAGACTGTACGGTAAGTAGGGCATTGATGTTAGATCCATCAAAATCGTAATCCTTAAATGCTGACTGAGACCGCATGAAGGCCTTCTGAGCAGTCAGAATGCCATCAAAATCAAGAGATGCTAGGGAAAGTGAGTTATTCGCAGCCAATTCAGGGTTCCTTTTAGTTTATTTATCGGTTACCGGACGCGCTTTAGAATAACATCAAGTGATCTTGGTTGCGTAGAATTGATGACTGAGAAGATGATATTGATGCCAACAGCATTCTGAGCTTCGGACTCATAGACATTGATTGACAGAACTTGTGCCCTAGGTTCTGAGTGCTTAATAGTATCAGCTACAGCTCTTGTAATGTCTTCGACTACGAATGGGCCAAATGGCATGAATAGAGATTTGCGGATACTTGAACCACGAGAAGGCACAAAGGGAATCTCACCGGCATCAGTAAGAATAAGATTGCGGATTGACTGTGCGACAGCATCCTCATTCGTTACTTTAACCAACTGGTTAGTAATCGGATGCTTTGTAAAGTTGTCTTTGAAATCGGAAAAATACTCCAATTTCTTAGCGGTTTGTGTAATATAGTCTGAACGTGCCATAGGCTATTTAATCCTTTCCTACATTGGCGCCTTCGCCGGCGTCAGGATCATCAGGAGCCGAACCGCCAGAAACCCAAGGTGGAGTTGCAAGGTTAGAACCGGATACAACCTGAACAGTTGCTCCACCGCCCATTTTAACTGTAGATGCTTTGAGATACAATGTACCACCGCCGCCAATCTTAACAGTATCAGACTTAATATGAATTCCATCAGGAGTCATAACAATAGTTGATCCACCAACTTTGAAAGTGATTTTGGTTTCAGATTCAATAACGAGATCAGATGATGCCTTTGTGTCGTACTTGTCGAGAACTTCATGTTTGAACTTTTCACCTACGTGAATTTTGAATGATTTCTGATAGACGTCTGATCCATTGCCACTGATAACAAACTTAGCATCTTCACCTTCTGTTACACGGACGTTGGTTCCTTTTACCATCTCAACGCGGTCGCCGCGTTGCTGAGAGAAAGAATTACCATCATGCGAAGAAGCACCGTCACCGACGCCAATGCCATGCATGTCCTTTTCAGAACCTTTGGTAGCAGTGCCTTTTGAAGTTGAAATATCCTGTTCGCCTTTAGAAGCCCCACCGGTATCTCCAGTAAGATTCATGCTTTCTTTTTTTACTTGGCCTCTGTGATCTCCACCAGCTCGTTCGTCAGTTGTTCCTTCAAAGTGCTGAGTATAACCTTTGCCTCCAGATTGATGGACTTGACCGGTAGCCATAACAGAGTATCGCCCGGATACTGAAGATAATTCTACACGAGAACCATCTTTACCAGAGATATGCATAACACCGCCGCCGGGTTGAGTATCATATTTAGCAGTACCACCTGAAGTATCTTCTGCATTTTGTGGGGTATCATCGAATACCATTCGATGGTTTGCACCTTGCCAGATAACTGCAGCGTATGGATAACGCGGACCAGCATTTGTCTGCGGTGTAGAGATTGCTTCGTCTTTAATTTTATCAGCCATTAGAACTGCTCACCCGGTCGTGCTTGTGTAGAATCTTGCCCAAAATCTTGAACAGGTGGCATTGCATCTGCAGCAGGATTTGATGAATCTTTTTCGTGCATGCCTTGCATGATTTCTTTTTTCTTTTGTACTATTGTCTGTTGCTTTGTAAACTTCTGTACAGCATCCTGAATTTTCTTATCATCAGTAATTGCCTTTTTAATGTAATCTGATAATGTGCTGTCGATCATAGAACCTATTTGTGGAATAGAACCAGAAGATCCCATAGGCGCACCGATTGCTTTTGTAACAGCACATTTGTCTATGGCATCAATAAGCTTCTTGATCAAGTTTGTAAGCGAAGTATAATCCATAGTCTTGTCGATAATCATACCATTGAGTTCAGGATAAAATTGGTCGACAGCATCTTTCACGCACTGTGCAGTAGGGTCAAGTGCCCAAGTGTCATTAAGATATTTTACAAGAATAGCAGCAGCATGAGCAAACTGATCTTGATTGTAAGTTCCATAACGCTTAACATCGACTGTAAGCATAAGTTCAATGAGCTTGGTTGCATTTGCGTTGAATACAGCTTTATCGAGTCCTGTGAAATCAAGTGATTGGATAATAGTGACATGAGCATTTACTATATCCGAAATATGATAGTGAACAAAGAAATACTCGTCGAGACTCTGGAAGATAGTCAAGACTATACACATAGCATTAAAGAGATCATTGATTTCACGAGAACCTAAAACGCCAAGATCTCGGCGGCTGAGTTCATGATAGATGTTAGAATAGACATCCATTCGCTTGATAAATTCTTCATGATCTAGATAGGCTGAAATTGGTACTGATATCTGGAGCATAGTAGTAATAGCTGCTTCTACAGTCGTCAGTGTATTCAATTCATCTACAAGCTGTGTGAGACCAACTGTAGTTGAATACGCTGCATCTTCGTGCGTAGCAGCATATGATCCTGAAGGAATAGAAGGTGTAGAACCACCAGAAGAACCTACTGCTTTCTGGATCATTCCAGCAATCTGTTGAAGTCCACCAAGTGCTTGTCCTGCTTGTTTCATCATGGATTGAATAGCATCAGCAGCGCCTTGTCCTCCAGATGATACAGCCTGCTCAAGATCACGTAGTTTCTTTAAACCTTCTGCCGCTTTAGGTAGAACGTCTTTTACTTGATCGCTGTTAGCAATAGAGGTGAATAGATCAAACCCTGAACTCATTATGAATAACTCTGGTCTGCGGAAAGAGTTTTATCGCCGTATGCAGCTGTCATTCTCTTACCGTCTTTGATTTTCTTTTTACGGAAGGTGTCAATGTCTTTGTAATAGCCTGCCGAGTCTTTACGATATTCTTCTGTTTCTGACTGTGCCCAACCAGTCGACGTTGGCTGTTTGACATCCCCTCTTGCATACTGAGGATGTGAGTTAGTTTCATTGTCAACACCGGTTGCACCATCGACTGTGCCGCCGCCAGTTCCTTTTCCAGCGGAACCCAAACCGCCTGTGATGGATCCCGACATTTGATGCATATCATCGAATTGAACATTGACAACGGAGCCCTTTTGACGTGGAAGGAATTGTCCATACTTCTGGTGCGCTGCTCCTGCTTGTGGATCTGGGACATAGATTAATTTGTCCTTTTCAATATTGTCTTGAGTGTGATAGACACGAATCTGATAGAAGCCGGCTTGATCGCCCTTGCCTCCATTAGAACCCTTTTTGTCCATCTCGTCAGTTATAACAGCAACGCCACGAGATGGCAGCCTAGAATCTGAACCCCAAGTTGACAATTTAACCTCCTAGAGATGAGTCGAAGTTACCACGAATGCCTTCGATTACGCAAGTATATCGAGGACGTGTAACAGATGACTCAATGTTATGACGCATTTTGGAGATAAGAAATTTACCATTGACGATTGGATCAGTTGGTACAACACCAGTTGTAGATACCGTCTTCGGTATATTTACATTAACGGTCTTACCTGCTTGAAACACTGTATCGCCAAAGACTTGCATCTGGACAATTAGCTGCATGAAGTCAGCTGCAGCAGATGATTTGCCGGGATTTTCTGACGGCATGAAGCTCATAGGATTTCGAGTATTAAGTGGGAAGTTTACTGAACGACCAATTTTATTATAGATATCTCCAAAGGAACCTTCATTGAAGAATGACGAAGGCTTAATGACTTTTGATGCATAGTCGCGTGTGCGCTGATCGAAAGATGAGACTTGAGTAGCAACACCACCCATTTTGATTCTTGCTTCTGTATTAACCATCGAGACAACTGAGAAATGTATAATATGCTTGTCAAGATCATCATTGTGACCAGAACCGATAGTATCAGTCTGTTTCAAAAACTTAATCTCACCCTGAGAGTAAAGATTCTCAATGGTCTGAAAGTGCCAAGAGTCTCTATTCTCAAAGAAGACATATGCACCTGGGTTCGCACGACCTTTTAACTGATCAATTGCAGAAAATGGCTTGATGTTAGATGCGTTAAATTTCTGTAAACCTTGAGTTGGATCAGTGACAAGACCTCTGGCTGAACCAAGTTCAGAAGCAAAAATATCAGATACCATTGAGGAAACTGCAGTATTTTCCCAACCCTTTTGAACCATACCTGATCTTGCTGAGAGCGTTTCAGGCGAGACACATTCAATAGTATAAGTCTTTGCCTTCTGAAGACCACCTGCACCTTGCATAATGGTTACTTTATTGATGGAAAAGATATATTCAGCTAGTGCAGGTTCTTCACCTTCAGGTGGAATATGATGGAAAGAAAATAGAATGCCTTCCTCACCAGACAAAAGCATGTCGCCAATGGCATCGTCAATATCGAGAACTTTAAAGGATGCAAAAGTTCCCTTTTGGAAAATAGACTCAAACACAGAAGCTTGCATGATGATATCTTTCATGTCAAAGCTTCCGCGCGGACCCGCGAGCAGAAGCATATCAATGACTATTTCACCTGCATATGTCGAATTAATAGCCATGTTACTTCTTCATAAGTGTTTTGAACTCTAGTGTGGTCTGAGGTGCAAATTTGGAGTCAAGTAAACGAATAGAACGATGTGATGCATTCTTTTCGGTCTCAACATCATACCAAGTAACTGCATCCCAGTAAACTACTTCTTCAGGTTGAAGATTGTTTGCAAGAAGAGTTACAGCCGTTACAACGCCAGTGCTTCCAGATTCTCTACCAGTTATTGTTGAAGAACCTGAAAGAACTACTGTATTGGAAGTAAGATAAACACCAGAGATATGCTGAAGATCTACGTATGTATCTCCAACAAATGCAACTTGAGCTCGACCAAAAGTTGGTTCAGTAAGATCAATGTCTACAATTTCATCAACGATGAATCCTGGAGTAAAGTTACCAGTATAACGAACAATAGCATTTGTTCCAAGCGTCCAATCAAACTTACGTCGTGTGTAAGAAGTGACTTCATTTCGAGAACCAAATACTGGGTCATAGTATTTTAATTCATTAACACTCAAGGCATTGTATCGTTCTACAGTAATAGGATCAGTATCGAACCAGTTATTTCTATAGAAAGCAATTTTCTCTTGTGCATTCTCAATTGAGCCATATTTCTTAATTAGATAAGCATCGAACTCATTTGAGGATAGTTGCCACTGATAATAAGGATCGACTGTCTGATTGGAAAGATAGACCAACCAGGACATATAAGGATCATTGTAGTAAGCTTCAGCAACTTGATCTGCTCGCTGACCTTCAGGAACATCATAGATGTAGAATACGAATGGATTGTCTTTGACTTTATTTAGAAGATTAACACGCTTAGTGATATCAACGGCTTGAACACCATTGTAATTTATTCTAGGAAACTTTGTGAAATAACGTTCTGACATTATAAACCTGGTGCTCCAGAAGTTATATTACTGCCTGCGATTTGATCTTGAG